CCAGTTGACAAGAATTGCAATGGTATTTTGACTTTGAAACCGCGAGCTATCATCAACTTGGACCCCCGTTTACACGCCATGATGTCGCCTTGGTCTAGGGCGATGACAGACGTGATGCATCAAATTTTTGACGGTAAGGCTGTGCTGATCAACGGCACTTCCGTCAGACTCTTCTTTGCAGCTGGTTATGACCACGGCCAATTATGTGACCTCGCTGGCTATTTCGGAGGCGACGACGTGGTGATCGCTGCTTCAGGAGATGACTCTGTAGTCTCATGGGGCGGATACTTAAAAGGCGCCATGATACCTTATGCTGAAGCTGATCAGTCGAAGTTTGACCACACCCAAGATCAGGGGCCATTATCTCTATCCCAGTTCTGGATGGGAAAATTAGGAGCTCCTTCTTGGTTTTTGGAAATGGTTCGGTTTTGCTGTTCGGCTCCGTATACTTCCCGGAAACACGATATGACGACTTTGGGTGAGGCAGGTACTCAGATGCCCACCGGAATTACTGTCACTACACTGTTGAACTCAATGGCCACTTTGGCTATGTACATGTACGTTATTGACAACAAGTCGAAAGATGTTGTCGCGAGTGCACGTGAGTTGGGTTTCGACGTTAAACTTCACGAATATTATGAGGTTAATCATGTCACCTTCTTGAAGGGTTGGTGGCAGTACAGTGACAATGAGCTGGTGTGGCTTCCTCTTCCAAGTGCAGTAGTAAAATTGGGAAAGTTGATTCGTTCTCCCTTGGAAATTGCCCAAGTTAAAAATTGGGAGATAGCTTATTCTCGATGTGCGTTTGCATTGGCTAGTAGTTACGGTCTGGTTCCTTTTGAATATCCGATTTTGGGACCTTTTCTTCGTAAAATGCTGCAATTAGGCAGCTCCGATGTTCGTGTCAGAGGCCTTGGATTACTTGAATCTTGGAAGCCAAATATTGAGTGTAGTATTAATTTGAATCTCGAGCGTTGTTATGAAGCTTTCCAGTCTCGTTATGATTTTGAGATTGGAGACATTTCGCGTTGTGAAAAACTAATCGAAAGTGTTGATCGTTTTCCTTGTTATCTTGAAGATTCAGTGTTCCTTAAACTTTCCGTAGTTGATTATTAATTCCTTTCCTAACCAGGGCAACAGCGTCTAGGTGCGCAGGGGTAGCGAACCCCCCCTTAGTGAGCCGGCTTAGCCGACGGGCAGCATATTGAAATATTGCAACTGTGTAGCCTATGACCAACAAAACACGTAATGCAAGACGTCGCGCCGCGCGTCAAGAGAAGAAGCAATCAGTCGACCGTGTCGCAGGACAGGGCGATTATTATAGTGAAAAGATGTTACCAATGTTACGTCGCCTTATGCCACCTGGTACATTCAATAAAGCGGGTGGTAGGGTTGGTAGTGCGCTTGGTGCTTTAGGGGGTTCTACCCTTGGCCCGGCCGGATCAGCTCTCGGTTCCTCCGTTGGTTCACGAATCGGAGGCCGTTTAGGTCAGAGTCTTTCACGCTTGGTAGGGTTTGGTGATTATGAAGTAGTCACCAATAGTTTAGCGAAACTTGGTGGAGTTATACCCCCCGGCGAAGCCATTCCGAGCTTCGGTGTAATGGGCGCGTCAACCCGTGTCCGGCACCGTGAGTATTTGGGTGATATGGTCGTGCCGGCCACTCCTACAGCATTCAATTTATCCACTTATACCGTAAACCCTGGAGATGTTTATACTTTTCCTTGGTTGTCTAGCATTGCCGTGCAGTATCAACAGTACAAGTTCGATGGTTTGATTTTCGAGTTTAGAACGTTGTCATCTGACATTACGTCGGGTGGGGCGCTCGGAGCCGTTATTCTAGCCTCGAATTATGATGTTGTGCAGCCGGCTTTTACTGACAAAATTCAGATGGAGAATTCTCAGTATGCTGTTTCTACCAAGCCTTCGTGTTCGATGATTCACACAATGGAATGTGCCCCTGGGCAGGTGGCAAATAATCTTTACTATGTTCGCAACACTGGTCCTAGTGTTGTAGCTGGTCAGGATAATAGGTTCTATGATCTCGCCAATTTCCAAATCGCAACCCAAGGATTGCCAGGTTCGTCTGGGCAGGTTCTTGGTGAATTGTGGGTCAGTTACGATGTGCAACTTTTCAAGCCTATCATCAATGAAGCTTTTGAAGGGGCCTTCGTGACTGGCGTCACGGTTTCGAACACTGCGATTTATGGAACAGCGCCAACGGTCCAAGGAAATGTTGTCACCGCCACGGGTAGCACTCTCACATTTTTAGTACCTGGTCAGTATCTGGTAAGCGTTTTAGTATTGGGTTCTGGAATAATTTCCGGAGCACTTAGCGGAACTGCAGCCGGAATAACTCAGGTAGCTAGTGTATACCCAGCCTCAGGTCTTTCAGGCACCGTCGAAGTAGCAGTCAAGATAACTGCACCCAATCAAACTCTCACTGTAAATTTCTCAACAGCCACTACTGTCACATCAGGGCAGGCGCTGGTTTCTCTCTTCTCTTATGCATTTTCACAGTAAACCCCATCTTTGTCTACATTTCTAGGGATAACG